TACAGATATAAGATTAATAACAAGCAGATAGAGAGATTAAGTCTCTCTTTTTTTATTGGAAAAAGAAGGAGGTTAAATATATGACGACTTTACCTTTAAGCGATATAGTTGACGTTTCTGTAAATGTTGGTCCGGTTGCACAAGTTAGGACTAACTTTAACTTAGGACTTATAGTTGGACAATCAACTATTATTTCAGCAAGTGACAGGGTTAAAACTTATTCAAAGTTAGGGGATATGACAGCAGACGGATGGACAGGGAATGAACCAGAATATTTAGCAGCACAATTATATTTTTCTCAAACTCCTCAACCTGGACATATAGCAGTAGGAAGATGGGTTAATACTGGAGAAACACCAGAAACAGCAGTTGCAGCGGTTACAGCATGTAGAAATACTAATGCCGAATGGTATGCTTGTACGGTTTGCGGAGCTGCTAAGGCAGATATACAGGCAGTTAGTGCTTATATAGAAGCAGCAAGCCCAGCGTGTGTTTATTTTTATACAACACATGATGATGATGTAGCAAGTGGCACAAGTGGAAATATTATGGATTTATTGTCTAAAAATAAAGTCCACAGAACTTTAGGACAATTTTCTACTGACAGCACAAAAACAGTAGGATATGAAGTAGGCGGGGCAAGTGCGGCAACAGATATTCATAGTGGAACAGCGAATAAATTTAAAATAGCTGTAGATGGAGACACAACTTCACATGAAATAGTTTTGACTTTAGCTAATTGTACAAGTGGAGATACTACAGCAGCAGAAATGCAAAAACAAATTCAAGCAATTTCAGACACAAGATATTCCAGTGTAACTGTAATTTATTCAGTAGATCATTATGTTATTACTAGTGCTAATGCTGGAGAAGGCAGTCAAATAAGAATAACAGCAGGAGATACCAACGATATATCAGCAGGATTAAAAATAGGTGCTGCAAATGGTGCAACAGATATTGACGGTACATCAACATATAAAGAAGCAGCAGCAGCAATAATGGGATATGCAATGGGAGCTAATACACAAACAGCTAATAGTGCTTATACATTAGATGCAAAAGCAGAAGTTGGAGTTGCAGCTGCAGATATAACCAGTACAGAATTAACTAAAATAAAATTTTACAACGGAAATGTATATGTAAATCGTGGCAGTGTCTATAACTTGTTTGAGAATGGTACTATGCATGATGGCACATTTTTTGACGAAGTATTAAATTTAGATATGCTTTCAAATGATTTACAAGTAGCTGTCATAAATGCGTTTACAACAGAAAGTAAAATACCACAAACCGATGCTGGAATGGAAATGCTACAAAATGTTTTAACAGCACCACTAGAAAATGCAGTAAAAATAGGATTTATAGCACCCGGTGTATGGAACAGCCAATCGGTATTAAGTGTTAAAACGGGTGATGTTCTAACCACAGGCTATAAGATATTATTTGATTCTATAACAGACCAAACACAGGCAGATAGAGAAGCTAGAAAAGCACCTCCAGTTTATGTGCTTGCTAAATTATCTGGTGCTATTCAATATCTTAAAATTGGTTTGTATATAAATAGATAGGAGGGATAGGAATGACTGCTAGTGTTACTACTTATAGTTTTCAAGATGTAGTAGCTACATTTTCATGCCCCGGCGTAGGAGTTAAGAGTTCGGATGGCGCAGGGCTTGGAAGTATATCAATTGTTATGACACAGACTAAGACAGTTCAAGAAGCAGCAGCAGACGGTTCTATTATGGTTTCTAAAATTTTAGGCGAAAATGGAACTATAGCTTTACAAATTCAACAAACAAGCCAGCTACACAAATGGCTATTAGACAACTGGTATAACTATATAAATCAATCCAGCAATACTTCAGACTGGGCTGCTATGACTATTATAATAAAATCAAACGCTTTAACAGACTCAACAACATGTATTGGAGTTTCACCACAAAAACTCCCAGATAGGCCTTACCAATCTCAAGGTCAACTAATTACATGGAACTTTTTGGCAGCTAAAATAACTCAGGAATAGGAGAACACTTATGGAACAAATAAATAAGAGAATAGATTATAAGGATATTACAATAGGAACCAGAAAATTTAGGCTTAATAAATTTGATGCCTTAACTGGTTCCTATATGCTTCTTCAATATCTATGTTTTTAAATTAGTAGGAATATTAGCACCTATATTTAAGAACATAGATATTGAAGAAGCTAAAAACACATTAAAAGGTACTAATCAAGATGAAAGTAAAGATGTTAATAAAGAAGATATAAGTGTAAATAACATAGCTGAAATACTAACTGAAATAACTAAACTTCCTAAAGAGGATTTTGATTATATTCAAAAGAATTGCTTAATGGTAGTAAATGAAATATACCCAAATAATCCTCAACCTTCACCACCTGTTCTTAATGAGTTTGGAACATTTGGAATATTAGATTATGATATGCCACTAATACTAAATTTGACTATACAGTCATTAATATTTAATGTTAGTGGTTTTTTCGGCGAAAACCTCTCAGCTTTGAACCTAGAGGGGTTAGCTACTTCCCTGCAGAATTCGCTAACGTAAATACTTTTGTATATGCTCCGGTAATAGATGCTCATGAAATTTTAGCTGTAAAATCAGAAAATCAAGCACGTGCTGCAGAAGCAATAGAAAGAGAACAGAAAGGGGGAATTTAGAAAATATGGATATGAATGTAATTAAAGAATATTTAATATCACTCGGTTTCAGAATTAATGAAGATTCTTTAAATAACGCTAAGCAATCTATACAGGGCGTAGAAGGAATGGTTAAAAACTTTGCAGACTCAAATATGGATAATATGTCGTCTATACAAAGTTTTTTTAAATTATTCAATTCTTCTATAAAAGATAATTTAGGAATAGTTTCTAAAATTGTACCAGAAGCAAAACTCCCCCTTTTACAAATAGTAAGTTTTGCAGAATTACTTTATAAAGCAATAGGAAGAGTATCGAAAGGCTTTAGAAGCGTAAATTCAGATAAGCTAAAAGATGCTCAAAAGCAAGCTAAAAATGCTTCTAGTGGAATGAATAATTTATCTAAAAAATCTATAGAAGCTCAAACACCTATTATACAACTTATTACTTTAATAAAAGAACTTAATAGTTCTATAAATAATCTTGCACAAAATATTAAATTAAATGTAGATTCAGATAGCGTAAAAAATGCTTCTAGTGTAGTAGAAGATTTAAATAAAAAGGGTAATGATACAGGTAAATCATTTAAACAACTAAATAAAAATAAGGTAGATTCAAAAGGAATAAAAAATGCTTCAAATGCTATGGAAAATTTCTCAAAGAGAACTGCAGAAGCTAAAACACCTTTAATCCAGCTTATAGAACTTGTAAGAGAATTAAATATTGGCATAGATAGGCTTTTACTAAGTTTAGAAAAAATAAAAATTCCTAGCATACCTGTAAAAGTTCCTAAAATGCCTAAAGTCAAAAAGCCAAAGGAAATACCTAATACTACTAAGCCTATTCCAAAAGAGCAGCCTATAGAATTGCCTACTAATTTACCAACTAAAGGCATGGATAATATGGTTAGAAAAACTAACAATGCAACAACAGCATTGCAAGTTTTAAAAAATACTGGTGGAAAAGCTGTAGAAGATTTTTCCAAAGGTTCTAAAATAGCATTAGGACTTGTAGCAGGTGGATTCGCTGCTTTTGCGGTAGCTGCAGTGGGAGCTTGGAAAACAATTACTGGTTTAGCAAAACAAGACTTAGGATTTCAAAAATTAGCAATGCAATTATGGACTACTACAGAAAACGCTAGAGAGGTTTCCATGGCACTAAAAACCATGAAAGTATCTATGCAGGATTTATGGTTAAGCCCAGAATTATTACAGCAGTTTAATCAATTAAGAAAAGATACAGCACAATTAAAACTTCCAGATGATGCAGAAGAAAGTTTAAAACGTGTTAGAAGTGTAACTTTTGAATTTCAAAGATTAAAACAAGCTGGAAGTCTAGCTTTCCAATGGATTGGATATTATATTGCTAAATATGCAGCCGGACCAATAGCAGGTATACATCAAGATTTACAAGCCTTTACAAACTGGATACTGAAAAATATTCCAGAAGCAGCAAAAGTAATTGGAACTGTTTTAGGTACGATTCTTAGATTAGCAATAACTTTAATAAAAACTGTATACACATTGATAAAACCTATTGTAGAAATAATTCAATTTATTGCAGAAGAGTTAGGTAAACTCCCTAAACCATTGCAAGACATTTTAAAATTAATTGGATTGATAGGGGTTGCTTTAATGACCGGGCCATTAGGAGTTATATTTTTAATTCTCTTAGCATTAGATGATTTGTTTACCTACCTAAAAGGCGGGAAATCAGTTATAGGCGGTTTCTTTGGTGAATTCACTAAAGGTGCTAAAGCAATTAATGATTTAAAAGCCAAACTTAAAGCTATTAAAGATGCAGTTACAGAACCTTTTAAAGAACTTAAAAATGGATGGGATAGTTTTTGGGGAAGTATTGGACAATTTATAGATAATATAGAAAAGAAATTCAAGAAATTTGAAGATAATGTTAAGAATTCCCCTATAGGAAAGCTTGTGGGTGCAATAGATAAAGCGTTACCTAGTGCAAAAAGTAAAGTTGCAGGATTTGAAAACAACAGTAAAAAAGGAGCATCTAATATGTTCTCATATTTAATGCCACAAAATTATAACACAAAGAATAGTACAACCAATGCAACCCATAACAATAGTCAAAGTAACACATTCAATATTTATGGTAGCAATGCTAATGCTACAGCCACAGCAGTTACAAGCAAACTAGGAATTGCTAGTCGTAATTTAGGAGGTGTGGTTGACTAATGGCAGAAATAAAAGCTACTACTTATATAGATATAAACCCAAGTAGAGCGGATGAAGGAGTATATAGGTTTGATGCTGTATTTAAAACAGAACATGATACTAATTTAACTATAACAGAATCCCCGGTACAGACAGGAGCAAGCATTTCAGATCACGCTTATATGGAACCAAAAGAGGTCACATTCGATGTTGGAATGTCGGATGTAATGACTAATGTTACTGGACAAGGATTTGACGCTAAAGACGGTAATACAAGGTCAATAACTGCTTATTTATTCCTAAGACAATTACAAGAGCAAAGAACACCTTGCCGACTTGTAACAAGGCTTGGGAATTATACAAATATGTTAGTAGAAACTATAACTACAAGTGATGATAACACTACGGCACTTGGGTTAAAAGCTACCGTAACTATGAAAGAAATATTAGTTGTAGCAGTAGAAACAGTTAAAATTTCAGCAAGACCACAAGCAAGCACAACTACAAATAATGGAGACCAAAAAGCACAACAGGCGGATTCAAGTATTTTATCAGGCTTTTTTAAATAGATGAGGTGATAATATGGCAACAGTAATAATTCCTTTAACAACAGACCCTAATGATACTTTTTCGAGTACAATACCAGTCAACGGGGAAAACAAAACATTTTATTTTTTTCTTAGATTTAATGAAGAAGCTAATTATTGGGTTATGGACTTATCAGATGTTAATAAAAATCCCATAGTATCATCCATTCCTTTAATAACCGGAATAAACATCTTAGAACAATATGAGTATTTACATATAGGGAAAGCTTACATTGTTAAGACGGACGATAGTTTATTAGCAGATAAACCAGACATAAATAACCTTGGAGATACCTTTAAACTTGTATGGACCAACAATGATTAGGGGTGATACTAAATGAGCATAGAAGAAGATACTTGGAAATTTCTAAGAGGAAAAAATCTTCCTGAGAAAAGCACCGCAGCTGTCATGGGAAATATATATGCTGAAAGCAGTTTTGACCCTAGTGAAATTGAATCCGGCGGTGGTGGAGGATTTGGACTAATCCAATGGACAGGTGAAAGACGCAGCCAGCTTGAATCGTATGGAACTGATTTAACACATCAGTTTAATTTTTTATGGGCTGAATTAACTGGAGATACCGGAAGCACCGGAGCATCTTTTCAGTGGACGGATAGAAGTGGATACTTAACACATGATAATTTTATGTCTGGCAATGGAAGTATAAATGATTTAACTGCAGCAATGTGTTTTTGCTTTGAAAGACCAGGAGTACCACGTTTAAGTGTAAGACAAGAATATGCACAAAAATATTATAATCAATTTACAGGAACCGCAGGTACACCAAGTGCAGATTCCCAACAATCTGTTTCAATACCATCTACCAATTATGAAGTGGTTGCAAATAGTCAAAAACAAGGGCAAATACTATATGGTAGGCGGTATAGAATAACTGTAAGTGATGATAAAGGAAATGGCTTCGATGTATCTCAACTTAGATGCACGTTTTCAATTGTAAAGACTATACTTATGGAGCCTAACACTTCAGAGATAATAATATACAATTTAAATGCTCAAACAGAAAATAACATTGAATTATATGGTACAAGAGTTACAGTCGAAGCAGGATACGAAGGTAGTCAATATGGGACAATATTTGATGGAGATATATTACAAACTATAAGAGATAAAGAAGACTCTGCTACATATAGATTAACAATAATAGCACTAGACAGTGATAGAGCTGTAAACTTTGATATAGCTAATTATTCACTATTACGAGGGCAAACAGCTAGAAGTATAGTAAATCATATTGTAAATAAAGCTCAATATCCTGTTAGTTTAGGAAGTATATCAGAGTCTTTAAATAATTCTCCTAAACTCACAAGAGGAAAAGTTTTCTTTGGAAAATCAAGTGATTATTTAAACCAAATTGCGGAAAGTAATGGTTGTAAATATTACACAGAAGATGGAAAAGTAAATCTTATAAAGTTAAGTGAAATGCCTAAAAATGAAATATTTGATTTAAGCCCCTCTAGTGGTTTAATAGGTACTCCAGAGCAAAGTGATTATGGAGTAAATGGACAATGTTTATTGAACCCACAGATAAAGGTAAATTCACTTATTCATATAGACAATAGTTTAATAAGAGCACAGAAAATAAGCATAACAGGAAATAGTACAGTACCAACCA